AATAATGAAAACTCAACTACTTTGCACATTCACTAAACGAAATAGACTCTATGATACAATAGGGCTTATCATTGAATGCCACGATATAGTTTTCAATAAGATTTATGTATTTGCAAATGAAGATGACCATCATCAGTTAATTTGTACTTACAATATACCACAGAACCAAGATAATTTCATAGAGGGTATTGATACGATAGCATTACACCGAAAGAAACAGACCAACACACTTTATACCATTAATTCCTTAAATGAGATTATCAGAGAAAAGAATAATGGTATTTTAGATAAAAAATTTCCCGTTCCTTGGGAAGAATACCAAAATCAGTTATTATTAGTAAATGATGAGGGATTAAATAAAATTAATACAAGAATTTATACTATCGTAAATGTTGATACTTGGGAGAGTGACCAAAAACTAAAAAATGAATTATAGGTTTTATTATCCAGATTGGAATAGTCGAAAAGACGTTTGTAAAGAACACCCACAGATAAAAGAAATAACACGAGAACCAACAGCTTTTTGGTATGGAGTCGGTCCCAAACGAACCACCCGAAAGACCAAAAAATCAATCCAAAGACTACTGAAACGGGCAGACCCGTATCTACCAGTATTAGTCATATATTCAATACCATACAGAGATTTAGGACATCACTCAAAGGGTGGTGCAGAAAGTGATAAAGAGTATTTACAGTTTATTAGGGGGTTTTGTGATTCGATAGGTGAGAGAAGTCCAATCGTAATATATGAACCAGATTGTATCCCACATATGGAACAAATGGGTGTAGTAGATGGGTTAAAGCGGTTATCTTTGATAAAGAAATCAGTTGATTTACTAAGTAAGACAAACGCATTGGTATATCTCGATATTGGACACCCAACTTGGTTATCAGTCCCAAAGGCCGTCTCATATTTAAGAATGTGTGATATACATAAAGTTAGAGGGTTTAGTATCAATACAAGTAACTATTATGCTACAAGTTCCTGTTATAAGTATGGTAAATCAATCAGTCAGAGGTTAGACGGTAAACATTTTGTAATTGATACATCAAGAAATGGTAATGGGGCTAATAAAGAACATTTTAATCCATATGGTAGGTCAATAGGTGAATATCCAACTACTCAAACTTGTAATGGAATAGTCGATGCATATCTTTGGATTAAAGTTCCAGGTGAAAGTGATGGAAAAGTGAATGGAGGACCTAAAGCAGGTCGTTTTTCACACAATTTGGCGTTAGATCTGATACATAACAAAAAAAAGTGAAAAAAAGTGAAAAAAACACTTGACTTATATTGTTTTTCTTCGTATATTCCAGTATGGAAAAAAGGGAAAATATAATGAAAAAAATAAAATTCAGAAAACTTGAAAACCCAATGGAAACTGTTACTATAAATGGTATAAAAGTAGTTCCTGATGAGGTTGTTGAAGTTAAATTACCATCACCCGCTTTAAGACTTTTGGGGTTAAAGTAATGAAAGATTATTTAACAGAAGAAAATGGTCTTGACCATATTAAGATATTAGATTCAGTTGGTTGTATGTTTAATACATCAATGGGAACTGTAATCCCAATGATGAAAGATGGTTCGTTTGATGTAGATAATCCATTAGATATTATGGAACACGATCCAGAATGGTTTGGTGGTTTGTCAATCACAGACTTTGATATAGTAGAAGATTGGTTTGACAAAGAAGATTTAGATATAAGGGGTATGTTGTTGGATATGGATGATTTAGTTTTTGATAATCCAAAAGATGAACACGATTTCAATGAAGCAATGAATGGGTATTGGAAGTAAATATGTGTGATAAGTGTAAAAAACATAAAGCAATAATCGAGTACAAAGGTGGTAAATATTGTACTTGGTATTGTGGAAAAAAAAGTTAAAAAAAGTCAAGAAAAGCCTTGACTTTCTCGTTTTTTTGTCGTAAGATCAAGTAGAGATTGAGATAGGGAATGTCAAGAACGAAAGAGTTCGACTCCTTACTAATACAAACCCCGACATAGGTTTGGTGAGTGTGAAGGTCTTTTAATAGAAGTCCAGAAGAATCCACGAAACTCAATCAAAAAAATTAAAAAAACACTTGACTTTATCAAATATTATTCGTAAGATCAAGTAACAAATAGAGAGAGTAAATAATGAACATAAAAAACGAAATTAGGAAATTAAGTAGTCTTTCAGAATTAAATGAACTATCAGCGTTCATATCTGATTGTAAGACTATGTTGGGGAAATCTTCATTAAGTGTTGGTTCTGATGTCTTTGTGGTTCAAAAAACTAAAAGGACTCCAGGAGTTATCACTAAGATGAATATCAAGAAAGCCATAGTTGATATGAATGGTATGTTATATAATGTTCCATTTTCAATGTTGGAATTAGCGTAAAAAAGTCAAAAAAAGCCTTGACTTTTACAAATTTTATTCGTAAGATCAATAGTAATGAGAGAGATAAAAAAAATGACTAATCTATGAATGTTACCCTGTTTGAAGTTCACCAACTTGGAGTGGTAAAAACGAACTAAGGAGTAGAATCTACCAAGACACTTGGGAAAAATCCCCCCCAAGTGGATAAGATAGGGGTAGTGAGTTAAAGTTCTCATTGACAAAAACTTTAAAATTCGTGGTTTTTGTCTTTTTCTACGATAATTTGAAAAAGATGGTGGGTTTGAGAGTGACTACCTATTTGGAACTCTCAAAATTTTGGGGAATAGATAGTTAGACTATACCGCTGGACTCGTTTGAGGACTCTGGATTCCCCAATTTTTTTAGCAATAAAATATGTTGTTTGGGATTTTTTCCTTATATATATTATATGTCTTACGAGACATAAGTTTTTTGACAATTTTGGAAATTTGAGAAGTACGAGGAGTAATTAACTTCGTATGGGATTGACCGAACAATGAGTAACCTTTAGAAGCTCATAAGGTAATCCAAGATGAGTTCGTGGTGAACCTACAAAGCTGAATGGTGGAGTAGTTGAGACATCAATCATCTAATGTACTTCAAGAAAAACTAAAGAAACGATTCTTTAGACCTTGTTGTGGTGTAAGGGTAAAACCGAAATCCCACTTTATGACTGAATCAATCTAAACTCAGAGAGATAAGGTGATGACACAGAGGTTGTACTCACTCTAATGAGATTAACCATCTTGAGGAGAACTTTCGTAACTGAAAGGTGTTAGGTACAAGGGAGAAAAAAATCTGAGCTTGAAGTTGTTGGTAATCGTTAGTCCAACATCCCCAATTTTTCCGAAACTTTGGAAAGTATCCTTACAGATTGAAAGTGATGAGAAGGGTGTTATTGTATTCCCTAACTTTCCAATTTATATGAAGGTGGTGAGGCTTTTTTACATATACCCGATAATTTAATTTATCTAAAACTTACCACCTTTTTTTAAAAATTGAGAATTATTAAATGAATATTTATTGGAACAAATATTATGGTTATGACAAAAGGTATCCTGATGAACCTAATTACAGAGTTATATCAGGAATACTTTTTAATCGAGATTTTACTTTAATTATCATATGGAGTAAATTACAATTACATCTATCTATATCAGAAAATTTACAAACACAATGGAACGAACTTGAAGGTCCCGCTAAAACAGCCTTCAATTATATTTTTTATGGATTTTAGCAAAAAATTCGTGTTGTTTTTAAAATGACACGATACTTATTATTGTCAAAGGTTATACCAATGACAATTAACAAATAACAAATAAAAATAATAATAAGGAGATAACAAATGGATATTGAAGCCGTAAGAAAGCGATTAAATCAGTTACAAACTTCGAGCACCCGCACCACAAACTTGTGGAAACCACAGCCGGGAAAAACTCAAATCCGAATTTTACCATACAAACTAAACCAAGATACGCCGTTTATTGAGCTATTCTTTCATTATGATTTAGGTGGAAAGTCTTATCTTTCACCAATCTCATTTGGTCGTCCAGACCCAATTGAAGAATTTGCTGAAAAACTAAAGTCATCTGGCAATCGTGAAGATTGGAGACTTGGTAAGAAGTTGGAAGCAAAACTCAGAACATTCGCACCAGTAGTAGTTCGTGGTGAGGAAAATCAAGGTTCTAAGTTTTGGGGTTTTGGTAAAACAGTATATCAAGAACTATTATCAATCATAGCAGACCCTGATTATGGTGATATTAGTGATCCAATTAATGGACGAGATATATCGGTAGAGTTCAAAACAGCCGAAGAAACTGGAGCATCGTTTCCAAAAACTTCTATTCGCGTTAAGCCGAATCAAACACCAATCACAGAAGATAAAGCAGTTCTAACTACTTTACTTGACGATCAAAAAGATATACGAGAAGTATATAACGAGTTAAGTTATGACGAACTTGCAGAGGCTCTACAAGATTGGTTAAACCCAAGTGAAGATGGAGAAAAACAAGAATCCAAAGAAGATTCAGTTCCAGCATCAACAATAGCAAGTGCTGTAAAAAGTACTACTGATGTAAATGATGCTTTTGATGACCTGTTTAATAAGTAAAAGATAGGAGCAAAATATGTCTGTAAAAGACGAACTCGCACGAGTTCTTGCCGATAATCTTAATAAGCAGTTCAAGGATACAAAGGTAGCCTATTTCTTAGATGGTTCTAACGCCACACCTACTGATGTAAAGGAATTTATATCTACTGGTTCATCTGTATTAGACTTAGCAATTTCCAACCGACCTAATGGTGGAGTTGCAGTTGGTCGTATTACAGAAATAAATGGATTAGAAAGTAGTGGTAAATCTCTAATAGGAACTCACATACTCGCAGAAACTCAGAAAAAAGGTGGACTTGCAGTTTACATTGATACTGAAACTTCTGTTAGTCGTGAGTGGTTAGAAACTATTGGTGTTAATGTTCAAGACTTGTTATATCTTCATGTGGAAACAGTAGAAGATATATTTCAATGTATTGAGAACATAGTCACCAAGATTAGAGAATCAGATAGAGATAGGTTAGTTACAATTCTTGTAGATTCACTTGCAGGAGCATCTACCAAAGTAGAAATGGAAGCCGATTTCGAGAAAGATGGATGGGCAACGAGTAAAGCAATTATCGTTTCTAAAGCGATGAGAAAGATTACTCAAATGGTTGGTCGTGAGAGAATAGCTCTCATATTTACCAATCAACTCAGACAGAAACTCGGAGTAATGTTTGGTGATCCGTGGACTACTTCTGGTGGAAAAGCATTACCATTTCACTCATCAACTCGTATTCGATTAAAGAATATGGGACAGATTAAAGATACAGGAAAAAATGTTCTTGGTATGAAGTGTAGGGCACAGATTATTAAAAATCGTTTGGGTCCACCACTTCGTCATGCTGACTTTAACTTATATTTCGATAGTGGTATTGATGATAAGGGGAGTTGGTTACAGGTATTAAAAGACCACAAGCTTGTTAAAGCAGCAGGTGCTTGGTATACCTTGAATTATGAAGATGAAGATATCAAATTTCAATCTAAAGACTTTGAGAAGAAATTAGAAGAAGTTGATGGACTTCAAGATCACCTGTATGACCAAATCTGTGAAGCATCTATATTGAAATACCAATCAAAAGATTTAGGTATTGATGATGTAGTATATACAGATGAAGTAGTCGGTGATGAGTAATGATAAGTACCTTTCTATTCTCGATGAGATAAAGAAACACGGCGGCGATGTAGATTCAACAAATCCCAATGAAAAAGTACTGATAATAGATGGCTTAAATACCTTTATTAGAGTATTCTCAGTTATACCAACTACTAATGATGATGGAATTCACATTGGTGGAATAGTTGGTTTTCTTAAATCAGTTGGTTACGCCATAAAGATGTTGTCTCCTACCAGAACCATCATAGTATTTGATGGGAAAGGTGGGAGTAATCGTCGCCGTAAAATCTATCCCGAATACAAGGCAAAACGAAGAACAACCAAAATCAGACTCAATCGTGTAAACGATTATGAGAATCTTGATGATGAGCGTCATTCTATGATGATGCAACTATCCCGTTGCGTTGAATACTTAGAATGTCTGCCAGTATCTATACTTTCAATAGATAGTGTAGAGGCAGACGATGTTATTGCCTATGCTGCAAAACAACTCTTACCGAAAAGTAAGGTTACAATAATGAGTACCGATAAGGATTTTTTACAGTTAGTAAGTGATAGAATATCTGTGTGGTCGCCTACCAAGAAGAAACTATATAATCCCGAAATGATTACAGAAGAATATGGTGTAACACCCAATAATCTTCTGATGTGTAGAATCTTTGATGGCGACCAATCAGATAATATAAAGGGAGTATTAGGAATTGGAACTAAAACTCTCGTAAAGAATTTTCCTGCCCTTAAAGATGGTGTCTATTATTCAGTAGATGACATTATTAAAACAGCAGAAAGTAAGAAAGGTAGTGGTGAAGGCAAATTCTACAACACTATCTTAGAACAGCAAGATACGATGCATATGAATCACAGATTGATGCAGTTACAAGAGGTAGATATAAGTGGTTCAGCAAAACTCAAAACAAACAATATCGTAAATGGTAAGATACAAGAATTAGTAAAGATGAAGTTTCATAAAATGTTCATAGAGGACAGAATGTTTGGAGCATTACCTAATATGGATAGTTGGTTAATGACAGTTTGGACGAAACTTAATAGATTTGCGAAGATAAATAATGGGTCGTAAAAAGAAATATTATACTAAAGAAGAAAAACTTGAAGCTCAACGAAAGTGGCAGATGGACCATTATGAGCGTAATAAGGCCAAGATTCTCAAGAAAGCAAAAGAACGATATAGACTAAAAAAGATAGCAGAACGAAGAAAGGAAAAAAGGAGAAAAATGTATGGGGAGCAGTAAACTAATCAATGGGGATTGTTTAGAAGAACTAAAGAAACTCGATGATAATTCGGTAGATTTACTATGTACAGATCCACCATACGGATATGGGTTTATGGGGAAACATTGGGATACTTTTCAAGAAAAACAATCTACGAAATCCCAAACAGTAGGTTGGATGAGTCCTGGTATGAAAAAGTCCACATATGGGATGAAAGAGTTCTTTGTTCCAATTTGGGAAGAAGCATTAAGAGTATTAAAACCTGGTTCATTTTCATTCGTGATGAGTGCACCAAGAAGTGATGTTCAAATGGTTATGTTACAGACATTACAAGAATCAGGATTTGATGTGAGTTTCACACCAATCTATTGGACATACGCTACAGGTTTTCCAAAGGCTATGAATATTGGTAAGGCAGTTGATAAGAGATTAGGTAAGAAACGAGAGGTTATTGGAGTGAAGAAACGAGGTGATGTAGAAGAAGCCAAGAAAAAGGGAACTACATTCACTAAGGCTCACGCTAACAGAAATAATAAAGATATATTTGGATATGGGGAAGAAGAAATAACATCAGGACCGGCATCAGACGAAGCCAAGAAACTTGATGGAAGTTACGCAGGATATCAACCAAAACCAGCAGTAGAAGTAGTGATTGTGGCAATGAAACCATTAGACCAAAAAGGATACTTAGACCAAGCACTTGATAATGGTAAAGGTGTAACTTGGTTAGATGATTGTAGAATACCATTTGCTGGAATGAATGACCAAGAACAATTTGATAAAGATAATGTAGCAGGACATCAAAAATATATAGAAAAACGAGATGACGAAATGTATGGTGGTGGTTGGGATAAACCAGCACGAAAAACCACCAAGAGAAAACCAAGAGAAGAAAATACGGTATTCAAGACAAGTGGATTTAAGAGTGAGAATAATGATACAGCAGAAGCATCACCATTCGGTAGATTTGCAGCAAACCTGTTGGTAAGTGATGATGTGTTAAATGTTAAAAGTAAAGGACAATTAGCACCAACTACTGGTAAAGAACCATCTAATTACAAAGAGAATAATACACATGGTAGTTATTTGGGTTATCGTAAAGAAATGAAACCAAGAGATGATGGAGATTCGTTCAGTAGATATTATGATTTAGATGCTTGGTGGGAAGATAGATTGACTAAATTACCAGATGAAATTAAAAGAACATTTCCATTTTTAGCAGTTCCAAAACCAAGTAAATCAGAAAAGAATATGGGATTGGATAAATTCGACAAGCAACAAAAAATATTTAATGGTCAAAGTGATAAACCAAGCACCGATATGAAAGGTGTGGAACAGAAATTCACGACACAACCATCAGCAAATAATCATCCAACCGTAAAACCAACAACCTTGATGAGTTACTTAGTTACACTTGGAAGTCGTAAAGGTGATGTTGTAATGGATCCATTTTCAGGAAGTGGAACAACGGGAATTGCTTGTGTGTTTTCAGAAAGGAACTACATACTTATTGAAAGAGAAAAAGAGTATTTTAAGATACTAAAGGCTCGGATTGAGAAAGCAAAAAATCCAGCAGGAATAGTACAGCATGAGTGGTTTTAATGAGTGATAAATCAACATTATCACAATTTGGTCATGTCTTTCAGGCCAAGATAATATCATCCTTATTATCAGATAAGAAATTTATACAAACAATATGTGATATACTTGAACCAGAGTATTTCGATAGTGATGCTAACAAATGGTTAGCCAAGGAGATAAGAGATTATTTCTTTGAGTATAAAACTTCACCTACTCTTGAAGTGATGAAAGTAAAGATTGATGATATGGAAAATGAGGTTTTACAAGTTTCAGTAGTAGATAACCTAAAGGAGAGTTGGAGAAATGTAAATTCAACAGATTTACAATTTGTTCAAGAACAAACATTAGAGTTTTGTCGTAATCAAGTTATGAAAAATGCTATTATGGATAGTGTGGATTTGATTGAGGTAGGACAATATGACCAAATAAAGAAACTCGTGGACGAAGCAATGAAGGCTGGTTCAGATAGAGATTTAGGTCATGATTACATTGAGGGTATAGAAGAAAGACTTACAAAATCTACAAGAGATACCGTAAAAACAGGTTGGGACCCAATAGACGAAGTTATGGATGGTGGATTAGGAGCAGGTGAAT